GCCGTACAGCGCCCAAAGTTCAGTTTCTACGCCGCCAATAACTCCATCCACTGTAATTCGTGATGTCCCGTTGGAATCAAGTTTTAAGCGGTGCTGGTAGCCATAAGTGCCGACGTTAGTAGTCGCACCGGTGTAGCTTGTAGTTGCCGCAATCATGTACGGTGCATTTTGGTTAGGAGCGTAGGAGACAACCTCTGCTACAACTTCATCGCTGGTCGTAAGACTGCCAGTAACATCTACGCCGCCGCTTGTGGTGTTTAGCTTTTCTGCGCCGTAATAGTACATCTTGGCTTCGCCGGTAGAGCCATCAGCAGCGAAGTAATTTGCAATACCGCCAGACCCGTCGTCAGACTGGATATAGACGTCTTTATCGTTCGCTATATTAGTTAGATACAAATTTCCGGTAGCAGCGGTAACGTTGCCATTAGTCCCGTTAAATTTAATGAGCAGGTCGTTGTTATCACCAAAACGCAGCTCATTGTCGTCGCCAAGTGAGACATGCGAGGTAGAAGTTAACCCAGCAAAAGTAGGATCATCAGTTGTAGCAACGCCCTGATTAAGAGCCTTAACAGAAGCTATAGAAGTTAGCTCGCTGTCCATTAGCGCTCCAGCAGAAGTAACGTTTGCTGTATCAGTTACGTCAGCTCCTACTTCTATGCCGTCTAGCTTTGTGCCGTCTGCCGCTACATCTCGACCATCAACGGTGCCTGTAACGGTTACTGAGCCAAATGTAGGGCTGTCGTTAGGCTGTACTGCGCTATCTGCTAAAGCGCCTTGAGCGGCAGTGGCATAGTCTGAACTATCAAACGCTTTAACTTGAGCGAGGTTTGTTACCTCACTATCCATCAAAGCACCAGCAGCGGTCACGTTTGTTGTGTCGGTTACATCAGCATTAGCTTCAATACCGTCTAGCTTTGTGCCGTCTGTTGCTACATCTCGACCATCAACAGTACCTGTAACAGTTACTGAGCCAAATACAGGGCTGTCGTTAGGCTGTACTGCGCTATCTGCTAAAGTGCCTTGAGAAGCGGTAGCATAGTCTGAACTATCAAACGCTTTAACTTGAGCGAGGTTTGTTATCTCGCTGTCCATTAGCGCACCAGCAGCAGTGACGTTTGTCGTGTCTGTTACGTCTGCATTAGATTCAATAGTATCAAGTTTCGAACCGTCAGCTGCTACATCTCGACCATCAAATGTACTGTTCGTTGAGATTGCACCTGTCATAGCGCCACCAGATGTCATTAAAGCTCCAGCAGCGGTCACGTTTTCTGTATCAGTTACGTCTGCGCTTGCTTCAATACCGTCTAGCTTTGTGCCGTCAACGGCAACATCGCGACCATCAACTTCGCCGTCTTTTAACAATACGCCGTCAATAGTAACGCCGCCGTCTGCTGTGGTTTCGTCAATATTATCGACTGTTATTTTCTGGCTGGCGTCTATAATAATGTCATTTGCGCCAGATGTGTTTCCATTGTCTAAAATTTCTGACAACTCATTTACAGATTCAACCTGACCATCCACGTAGGATTTGATTGATTGCTGAGTTGCCAACGCTGTGGCGCTATCGGAGACCAAATCATCTTCATCAAGGATGGCTGTGACAGTCGTGCTTGCCGCAATCGTCAGGTCTGTATTAGCTGCCAGATTAGTTGCTGTAACCGCCACTGGATCGTTTGCGCCAATTATTGCGCCGTCGATTGAGCCGCCATTTACATCAATGGCAGTGATTGGAGCCGTGCCGTCAACCTTTTCGATGGCCTCGTTAATCTTGGTGCGGATAGAGAGACCGCCTTCGCCATTGTTAAAAGTCGCCATGTTTTATCTCCCCAGCAGGATGATTGCGCCGTAACCAACAGCAGTGCCAGTGCCGGTCAGGGTTGTATTAAATCTAAGGTTCACAAACTGTGATGACCCACCCGTCTCATACAGAAAACAGAACGACTGTGATCCTGTGCTGCCGAAGCTAACATTCACAAGATTCACAGGGGCTGAGACACGATTGGAAAACACTCTAGCCGTGATCGTGTCAGAGACGGCGGTGCAATCAATAACGCCGCACATCAGCGCGTAGTTGCTGTCTGCTAAGTTCGCATCCACGCCGGTGTTCATGGTGCATAGGGTGGTGGTGGTGTTTGTGGTATGAGTTGCGGAGCCAGTCACGATGGATAGCCCAAGCGCTCTGCTGACAATGTTCGGCGCAGTGTCGTCGCCCTGCTGGATGGCCAGCGTGTTGTCTCGCAAAGCAGTCATAAGAGACTGCGTGATAGGGCTGTCTTGGTCTATTGACCCATCTGCGATAGTTGAAAAAGTCGCCATGTCTTATCCGATCTTTGCGCTTGTGCTGCCGTCGCTCAGCAAGCCACTGTTATTGCCAATATACGCTGATTTAAACGGCACGTCATTGGGGTCGTAGTCTCCACTGCCGTTCGCCAGGATGAAGAAGATGCGCCCATATAGGCCAGTGTCCTCGCACATATACTGCACGATCTCGTTCGCCACCTTCTCCTCGCGCGCCAGAACGGTCCACGGTCGCAAGCGACGCTCTCCAAATTCATCTACGTCTAGGTAGTGGTCCACGTAGAACGTATCCCCGATCTGATAGTCACCATCCTTAATGTCTACTCTGAACGTGGCTTCGGTTGGCGTATCGACATACTTGTTTGACAGCTTAGTTGCTGTCGCTTGGGCGATGATGCTCTGCGTCGTCCAAGCACCCTTGATCGTGCGGATCGACGAACTGCCGTATAGTTCATCCGTCTCGCTTTCCAGATCAGCAATGACATACAGATTCTCGTAATTTTTAACGCTCTCCTCGTCCTCGGTTGGGTTCTCAAGCGTGTAATAAAACCAGACTTGCGATGCTCTTTCGCGCGGCTTGTCCTTGAGGGAGAAGGTGCCGCTAATAATGTTGTTGGTATCAGCGAGCGTATCAGGCGGGGAATCAAAGCCTCGAATGGTCTTTAGCTTAACCCGCTGCTCTGTTTCCTCCCACCAGATGTAGAAAGAAAATTGCTCCGACATCTCAGATATTAGCTTCGCAATGCTGAACGGCTCGGTGAGCAGCCGCGTGGCTCTGGTAAAGCCTAGATAGTCTCTGACTTCATTGGCGCTTGGCTGTCCTGCTACGAAGTCAGCCATGAAGTCTGATGGTATGCCTCCCCGCGTCTGTAGAAGGTCAACCAGAACCGTGCTGACGTCTGCGTCAGTATAGCGAATACACTGCTGCACGGACGCATCGAAGCCATGAGAATTAGCCTGAGTGTTATCTGTACCGCGAACGATGCCGGAGAAGGTCACGCCATTGCTGGTCGTTGCACGGCTGGTATACGTCATCACCTCATCGCCAATGCGTAGACTGCCGCTGGCGTCATAGTCCGCAAGAACAGCGTTCGCCACCTCAAAGCTAGTGTCGGCATCTGTGATGTCTGCAAACAGGACACCCGGCGAGGCCACAGGAGCCTGCGCCTGCCGCTCTTCGATGCGCGCCAGAACGTCTTTGCACTTTAGAGTGATGTCGCCTGCGCTGTTTTGATTGCTGACGCTGTCCACGAAGTACATTCGCACAGACATCTCTGACAGGTCTTGCCCGGCGTATCCCTCATACACCTTGACCTGCATGTTGGTGCGGTATTTGTTCCGCACCAACCAGCGCGACCAGAACGAGCCACGATCCTTTGACAGAGGGTCCCAGCTTCTGCCGCTGACGTACGGGTCAACGAGCCTATCTGTATGCTGGAAGTCTTTGAAGCGAATGGTGCAGAGCGCGCGATTGCCTAGCCCCTTGCTGTCCTTAGAAGCCCCAGCCAAGTTTATCTTCGTTGGGCTGGTCGATACGCTGACAAGCGCCGGGAAGATGTACTCCGGCATGGTGCTGTTCACCGGGTCAAAGTCAGGCTGGCGCGCGCCTTCTTGCAAGATAGGCAGGAACTGCGCCTTCGTGAAATACAGGCTGAGAGGCGTTCCCAGCGCGAAGTTTGCTGTGTCTTGGCAGGTGGCGCGGGTGTTGTAGCACTGCGTGTCAGCGGTGCCTGATGCCGTGCAGGGAGACACGCCGAACTGGTTTTCACACAGCGGCTGTAAAATCTCGACAATCTGAATCGGCTCACGGCCTGCTGGGTAATCAGTCATAGGCGCGTGCTCTGACGCTCATAGAGACGCTCATCAGGTCTCTGATGCCCATGTTCTGCGGGATAGGAACCTCATCAAGCTGCGCATACGCCACGTCGCCAAACGTCGTCGGACGCCATGCTATGAAGAACGGTTGAGCTTCAGTAGCAAGCTGGAAGTTGGGCCAGTTCGCTCGCACCCAAGTCGATCCAAGGTGCTGCCAAGCATATTGAGTTTGCAGATATGAGCGCTGCTTAGCCCTGCCCAAAAACTCGCCTGTCTCGCTGTAGTTGCTGCGCAGGATCGTCTGTCGCGCCATAGGGACAGGAGCATGGCCGCCATACAGCGGACGCTCCATTTGCATCGCTCTGCCGAACTTGATGACGCCTATTTCGGGGGCGGTGCCGCCTGTGATGGCGATGCGCCAGCGTTGGCGTGTCTGAGGCTCAAAAATGAACATGATCGGTTCATCAGATGAGATAGGCGTGACAGGAGAGATGCTTGCCCACGCTGACCCGTTCCAATACTGCACCAGAGCGCTGTTTCCATTAGTCCCCATCGTATGAGCGGCGATAGCAGCATAGTCACACTCGACCGCACTGCCGTGATCATACTCCCACGTAGCCGCTACGCTGGATGGCTTCCATCGCTCATACGTCAATGTGTTTAGAGGCGCGTCAGCGAAGAAGCCAGTGGCAGTGCTTGACCCGACTGCCGTGCCACCATCCAACCAGTTGAGCGTGTGGCCGATGCGAGCGTGCGTTAAAGGATAATCACCGGATGGCAGGGAATAGCCACTTTCAAGAATGACGGTCATGCAAGCCTCACCACAGCGCCGTCTTCGACAGCTTCGTTAATCTGGTTGATAAGCCCGACCACTTGGTCACGGCTAAACATGTCACCACCAGCCAAGGAGATAGCCACGTTGCGCGAGACTGGCGCAGGTGCTGTTTCCCCACCAGATGTTGCGGCTCCACCTCCACCTCGGCCCCCACCAGAGCCCGCGCCTCTGATTGCATTGACCATCTGAAGGCCAGCCCCAAGAACTGCAACTGCCTTTGGTATCCTCGCCCACCAAGGCAAAGTAGGATCAGCCAAGACGGCATTATATGCGCGATATGCGTTGATTAACGCTTCCGTAGCGCCGAATACCTTGGCTATGCCAATCATCTTCTTGCCGCTTGATTGCATCACGCCAGCAATCGCGCCGAACGTGCCTGCAACTGTAGCTAGGCGAAAGTCTTCAGCTTTCTGAGTTATTTTGTTGCGCTCGTTTTGATAGCTTTCCTCTAGCAAAAGAAGCTGTTCCTTGTGCTCTTGTTCTTTCAAAATCCCTTGGGCGAAAGCCTCGTCGAGTATCGCTTGCCGAGTTGCCAGCTTCTCCTGAAGAATTTCCATCTCAGTCGAAGTTTCTTTGAATAGGGCTTGCTTCAATGTGTCTAATCGCCTTTGAAGCTGTTCTTTCTGTCGATTGGCCTCAGAATTAGGGTCGTCAGAATCGTCACCGCCAAACATGCCGCGAATATCGAAGCCCCCACCGACATCTTCAGAAAGCAGGTCGCGTAGCCTTTGCAAAGCCACTCTCGGAGCGTCAACTGCCCCTTGTAGAATTCGTAGCTGACCTTCTAAATCTTCTAATTCTTGTGTGTATTCTCTGACGCCCTCTGCCCCTCTGAGAGCACGAGGAAGAGCGGTGGTAAGGCCTCTAGTGATAGCAGCGCCGATGTCGGGAAGCTGAAAGCCTTCGCCCATTGCTGCTGACCAAATTGCGCCAAAGACCTCAAGGCCAACTTCTTTAATCGCGTTGAAAGTTCGAATGATAATTTCTGCGCCAGTGACGACAGCGTCTGGTACAAATTCTTGGAAAGCGACGGCTGCATCTCGCTCAAATTCAGTGAGAGCTATTTGCAGCTTCGTGAAAACCGCTGCAACCCTCGCCCCTATCCTGCTCGTTTCTTCAGCAACGATGTCAGCTAAAAGAGAAAATGCCGCTCCTATGCCGCCCACTCGCTGAGCTAATGTTACAAACCGTTCAATGAGATAACCAACGCCAACAACCAACGCGCCGATCCCTGTGCGGATCAATGCCTTCCTCATAAATATCAGCGCGCCAGAGAGCGTCATCGTTGCGACCTTCGCAGCGACAAAACCGGCCACCAGAGGTCCGCCGAATGCAACAGCAGCGACTCCAGCTGTGATTATGACTTGATCTAAATTGTTGATCAAGAAGTTGATGCTATTAACGGCTACGTCGCCAAGCACCTTGAACGCAGACGCCATGCTGACCAACAGAGGCTGAAGGACGCCGAACGCTCCTGCTACGTCGGCCCCTCCGGCTGCTGCGTCGGCCAACACGCCACCGAGCGGAAAGCCAATGGCAACGACCGCGCCGAGAGCGGCACCAAGCAAGCCCATGCCGCCCAAAAGCTGAGGAAGCTGGGTTGCAAGCGCTCTGCTAGCACCCATTCCGCCATCGACCATGACTGCGAAGTCAGCAAGCTGGAATGAGGCGTTCCTAACGCCTCCGCTGAAACCTGTGTAGCTGTTCCTAGCACGTCTGACCTGCTTGGATGCAGCATTCATTCCGACGCCTAGGCCGCGAAGCTGGCCGCGAGTCTTCTCTGCGACGTTCCCAGTTTGACGAAGTTCTTGTTGGGCAGTATTAAGAGCCGCATCAAGTTGCTTGGCGTCGCCCGTCAGCTCAATATGTGCTCCAGTGACCTTAGTCATCGCCTTGCGCCTTCATTTTTTGAGCGTGTTGCTCTCTCGCTCTACGCCAATCTCCATTTGAGAAACCGTTTCCGCCGGGTCTCTCCTGCTTGTCATCGTGCCCCTGCTGAAGCCATTGAAACTCTTTGGCAGACATTTCCCAGAACTCGGAAGGTGCTATTTTCCACTCAAGAACGCATACTTGATATGCGACCTTGACTATTTCTTCCGAGCCTTGCGCTTTCCCACATTACTTTCCTTCCCGCCTTCGCCAAGCAATGCGATCAGCAGCTTGCCGGTTTCAGCTTGGGCTGAGACGATCCCTTCGTCCATGAAGAGCTCGCCAATCTCATCTTCTTCCATGTCTGCGGCAATAGAAACCATCTTCACACAAGCATCTGTGTCCAGAGCCACTTTCGGTTCGTACTCCCTACCCTCTTCATCAGCTTTGATCTGCTTCTGCACTTCTTGAGCGATGAATACCGGGTCAGCAACCTTCTCAGTGATGCCCTTCATGGTCTTCCACGAAAGGCTGCACTCGATCTCTGACCCGGCTAGTTTAAGCGTCGTTGTCCTCATCAGGCAGCAGACGCAGTGTAGGTGACAGCACCGGACGACATAAAGGTAGCGGAGAACTCGACTGCGCCATCATGCTCGCCATTCAGCTCAAACGAGGAGAGGTGATATGTGCCGGATACGTTTCCGGGGCTAGCTAGCGAAGAAGGCAGGTCAACCTTCAACACTTCGCCAGTGGTCGATGCGTTGTAGAATTCAGCAAGAAGAACTTCGTCGGAAGAAACGCCAGACACAGTTACTTCTACATTTTTGACGCCCGGAGTTGCAAGAAGCTTGCGCCATCCGCTATCGTCGTCTGTGGTGACATCGACCATCTCGTTTGAGTTGGTCATGCCGCGAGTGCGAACGCCGACTAGGGTCGTAGAGTCCCAGTCAATCGTCAGTTCGCGTCCATTAAAGCCTGCCATTAATTCACTCCTTCTGGATGGTCAGCCTAAAGTCCATAATCCCATGACGTGTTTCGCCATCTGGATCTCTTAATGCCTGACTGCTGTCGCACAGGCAATCAACTATGTTATATCCGGCCTTGCTGAGGCTGCCACGATTCAAGATATCGTATATCTCGCCCATGATGGATTTAACCTCTTTGAAGCCTGCAGATCGACTCCAAACGTCTATGGTAATCTCCACCTCCTTGCCAAGAGTGTCGTCTGTGTCCCATGCAGTCGTGCTGTCGTCACCAATGACTGCGTATGGGAAATTCTCTCTGGGCATTCCTTCTGGAAGGTATGGCACGTCGTCATAGACTGCGGCAGAAATTGGAGACCATTCCAGCCAAAACGTATCATCATTCCAGTTGTTTGCATCGACCCAAACAGCGCCAGCCAAAACAGGCAAAGCCAATCGCGCCGTCAGTGCGTCAAAAACAATCTCTTGGGTTGCCGTTTCAAAGCTCATTTCGTCCGCCTCAGAATCTCTCTTCCGAGCTCTTGTATCATGTCCTTTGTGGCTTTCCTGAAACTCGGCCTGAGCCAAGGTCTCTTGGCCATCTTCGATGTTCCACGCTCAAGGTAAAGTCCATACTTCAGATTGGTCCCAATGACGCCTCTCATCCGTGGAGCAGGCTTGGCATACTCAGTGACCTGAGTTCTGCGCTTCAGCTCGCCAGTGTCTGTGTTTGGAAAAGCGCCGGGAGGAGAGGCCTTGTGAATCGGTGACAAGTTCCTTCCGGGGCCACGCTTGTATATTCGACCGCCACTGGAAGGGGTGTCTAGGTTCTTATTGACGTTGGCTTTTGTCTGGTCCAATGTGTCGTTGATCACTCTGGCCGTCACCTGTTCAACATCGTCACCAAGCTCTTTCAAAGCAGAGATTACCGTGTTAAAGTTCTTGAGTTGGATGTTGAACTTAGCCATCAGGAAGGTTCTCCCTCTGCCAACATCATCTCTAGGAACTGCTGAGCATCATCGACGTCATAGACAGACTTGATGTTGTAAGTCCTGTTCCTGTACACAACACGGTCTTCTGCGCTGTAATAAGGAGCGCCGTATGCATCTCCTCGAAACCTTATCGCAATCTTGACTGAAAGCCTAGGGCTCAGGCGCATGGCAGAAACCAGTTCGCTGCCGCGCATTGGCATCCACTTCGCCCATGCACTGTCGCCAGAGGACCAAGTTTCGGTCCATCCTCCCATGCTGTCAGATGCCTGGGTCTTAGACTGTATCGTCACCCGACTACGAAGGTCTCTGGCTGAGTATTTAGAGCAGCAACTCACCATGCTAGTTCATCCATCCGCCTGTAGGGCGAAAGAAGCCTCTTCACCTCTGCAGTCATGCCTTCGCAGCCATCGTACATCTGTTCAACATAGCTTCGTATGGCCTGCAACATCGGATCGGGGATAGAGCCGCTGCCGTATCCTGCGACGTAAGTTATCTTGACCGCGTCCTGCGCTCGCAGGTCACTAGGCCAAGTTTCACCCTCGTTGAGATAGATGCGTCCGCTTTGAAGATCTACCTCATATTTAGTATTGCTGTATGTTGATACATCATTGCTTCTGTCGAACGTCTGCACGGTCGTCACTGATTGAAGCGGAGGGAATGGCACATCAAATGCGTCTCCTCCGCCAAGAATGTAAGGCCTGCTCGCGGTGTGGACGCCGGGACCAAGAGCTATAAGTCTATCATCGCCGTCTGGCTCTGTGAATCCGTCTGACTTCAATACGAAGGTCTCGGTGAGTAGCGCAAGGCGCAGATACTGCTTAATCGCTTCTGTGGCAGTTGAGACGTATGCCGCAATCACCGCGTCATCATCGCTGGTGTCAACGCGCAAGAAAGTCTTCATGTCCGCAGTGCTGATGGCTGGGCTGTCTGTGCTGTCCGTCACATAGGCAGACTTGCGGTTAAACCTCATCGGCATCTTCCTTCGAAAGCATCGTTGCCTTCATGGCCTTCCCAACAGCACGCAGAAGCGCAGTCTTCTTGGCCCGCTCAATATCGCGCCAACGCGGCTTGGCTACGTCTAGGGCAGCTTCAGCCATTGCTTTAATGTTCGCTTCAGTCATTGCTTGGAACCTTCCTTAGCCTTCCACGCTTGCGCGCCTTGTTCTCTGGTGCGGCAGGCATTGCCTTCGTCACAATCTCACACGCGCCTGCATCAATCAAGATGTGGAGCATATTGTCGTCAACCCGATGCACAGACCCCTCGGACCACAACTCGACTGAAAGACCGTTGGGCGACACAGGAAGTGTTCTCAGCATTTTTATCTCAGTCATGGGCTGTGTGTCCGCTGTATGAAGATCGCCTTATCCCAGACATTAACATTTTCATCGAACGTAAGGAAGAAGCGCAGCCCTTCGGCCCCAAAGGCATTCGTCACGAACAGAACTTTGTTGAAAACGATGAAGTCCTGAATGCCGGAACCCTTGGTTAGCGGCTTGCGTTCATCGGTGATAGAGTTGGAGTAGCCAGCCCCAATCTTGCCTGCAATGTGAACGAACGTCTGTGTTGAGGTCGCCTTGTCTACCTTGAAGTCAATGCTGACTGTGTAGACCTCGCCAGTCGCTTGGGGCTGGCCGGAAACTCGTGTCGCTGTCAGCCGCTGCGCCATCAATGCTGAGAAGCGTCTCAGTATCTGCGCTGATTGCCTGCTTGTTGTCTGCTGTGTACGTATCGTCGTGGTAATAGAGCCATCCGCCATCATATCCGGTGCGGCGCTCTTCTCCTGCATCAGTGCGAATGATGAGGTCTGCGCCTCTCTTGCCTTCTTCAGACGCGGAAGGAATTTGGTCCCAATTTATTTGTGACATCATGCTCCTCCGTGAATGAAAAGAGGGGCGACCTTAGCCGCCCCGCTCTAGTTAAGTTGCCGCTGTTCCACTGTCGATGGATGCCGAACCCATGTTCGCACCCATGCGCTTAGTGGCGTGGACATTCACGACAGCATTGGTGCCAGTGGTGCCAACAGCAGTCATGCGCACATAACGCTTGCTGCCAATGTAGCCAATGGAGCCGATCAGCTTGTCGTCGTCCGTGTCTGCGGTCACGGTCAATGCAGCTTCAGTGCCAACAAGGTCAGCGTCAGCCACTGCGGTCGCGCCTGCGTCCGTAGTGTCATCGCCTTCCTCCACCTGGAACGAGAAGCCGGATGCCGTGCCAGCGTCGGTGACAGTACCAGTGCCAACAGAGAACGTAACGCTCTGCCAGCCCTGCATGTCGATCCAATCACCTTCTGCTTTGGTTGTGCCGGACAGAGTAGCCGATAGGCCCATCCCGTATTCAGCATCGTTGCGGGTATCAAAAACAGCCATTGTTTAAGTCTCCTTATGCAGCTACTTTGCCGATGATGATGCTGTCGTAGTTCGTGACATCTCCACCAACGCGCTGAGTTGTGTAGTAAGTGATGAAGCCTTTGTTAGTGAACGGGTCACGAAGCACCTGAAGGCCAACACGATCGACGACCGTATAAGCAGAAGAGAAGTCTGCGTAAACGATCGACAGAGCGTTCGCTCCAACGGCAGGCATGTCATCCATGAAGTTGACAGATTTGCCGAGCATCTGCAGCGTTGCCTGACCGTCTCGAAGCAGGACTGGGCTGAAGAAGTAAGTGTCAGAGCCTTTAAGCTGAAGAGCAGCGCCGAAGGTCGTACGCTTCATTCCCCACGTTGCAGCACCCTGATAATCTTCTTTCAGGGCATTCTGCACGTCAATCAGGCCATCAGACGTCAGGGCAGCAGCAGCGCCCATGCTCACCTGATTGATCGCACCACGTTCGTACGTGCCAGACACAGCCTGTGCAGCATATGTCAGGAATCCACGTGGCTTGTTCACGCCATCGCCATTCACAAAGGCGCTATTCTGCGTCCGTGCGAACTTGTCAGCAACCTTGCCAGACAGCCATGCTTCGACGTTGAGGTAAGAGTCCTCAATCATCTCAGTCGTCATGCGCGGATCGGCTTCGATCTTGTGAGCCGCAATGACTTTCTGGCCGAGTTCCGGTGTGTTGGTTTCACCGCCAGAAGCGCCTTCACCGACCCAGCGAGCTGCTGCTTCGTTGTCATCAATCAGGATGTCGATTGATTTGGCACCAGTCCGCTCGACATTGGCGACCTGACGAACCGGAGAGGTCTCGAACACGCGGTCAATGATGATGCTGGACAGCTCTGGACGAACAAGATACCCACCGTCAGGATTCACGTCCGTGGACATGGACTTGATCTCTACGCCTTCAGAGCCAGCCTTGAAGCCTTCTGGCAGAGTGCCGTAGGCCATGTACTGGCGCAAAGCGTCGCGGTGCTTGGACTCTGACTCTTCGTCAAATTTATCACGCTTTGATTCGACGCTAGGACGCTTCAGAGCAGCTTCCAACTTGGCCTGCTTCTGCTGCATCTCGTCCATTTTGGCCGTGATGTCCTCAGCCATCTTGTTGTGCTTTTCTTCAGTTACGACGTCTTTGTTGTTGTCGCTCTTAAGCTCGTCGACCTCCTTGCGGAGACTTACGAGTGTTGGGTTGATCTGCTCGACCAGCCCTTTGATTTCTGCAAAGTCAGACATTTTGTCCTCCTGCATTATGCAGCGTTTGATTTAGAAGGGCTTTGAGTTCATCAACCTCTCGCTGATTATCCTCTGGAACGACAACGTCTGCATCACGCAGAACATCATCGCGCCGTTTCCACGCAGCTGAGGCCATGGCCTTGGCCTCTGACCGAGTGAAACCTAGAGTCCGGAAAGCACGCTCAATGTCGCGCACATCGGCATTCTTGACAGACGTCACGATCGCTTCGCTGTTTGCAGGCATAGTAACAAGCGAAGTCTCAATGAGGTCTACTGATTTAAGGCGGCGATTGTTGCCGTCCATGTCATAATCTCGCGTGATGTAACCAATAGACAATCCATCTATCGCGCCTGCCTTGACAAGCTCGTAGGCGTCTCTGCCTTTGGTCGACTTGGTCGCTATGCGACCTTTCATATACAGACCCTTTTGATCTTCTCTGTACTCGTCCCAGACGCCGATCGGTTCTTCCATGCGGTGCTGGTACAACATCTTGGGCTTGCGTCCCCTGAGGCTGTCCATGAACGCGCCTGCTTGGATGATGTCGCCGTATGAATCAACATTGCCGAACACAGCGCCATATCCCTCGATCTGGCCTTCGTCTCCGACAGCCTTGACATCAAGGCTCATGGTCTTTTGTTCTATTGTCATGGTCTACCTCTTTCGTGGTATTATTTTCCAGATGAGAAAAGAAAACAAGTTAAAGGTAATCTCCCTCTGGAAGCTCATCAGCTATCGGAGGATGAATCAAGTCTTCTGGACCAAAAGGCCTGTTGAAGTCAATGAATTCTCTCATCAACTCTTCCAATTGATTGTAGTCCAGCACAGAAGAACCGCGACTGTCAGGCCAATACGCGTCTGGGTATTTGTTGAAATACTCGATGCAAAGCTCGTCAAACTCACTCATTCAGCAGATCCTCGAACGCATGAGAGGTCAAGGGGAAGAAGAGCCTGAACAAATTATACTGACTTTCGTTGCCGCTCGTGTAGGCCTCAAACCAGTTTGCCCAAATTTGAGCAGAGTTGCCGCTTCCAAGATTCTTGTAGGGGAGGTTCTCGTCGTTCACTAACATACGCGCCCGCCTCTTATCAAGGTCTCTGAAGTTCTTGTAATAACTATCTTTATGGCCGAACCTGTATCCGACTGCATTGTTTGTTGCCGCGCCTAAAGAGTCGCTGAGACCAGACAGAACAGACTCATGGCCGTATCTCGTGCTGTTCAAGAAATAATGATGGTCTTTGTCGTCTATCGCAGCCAGAAGAGCTGCCGCTGAATTAACTCTTGAATACCATGAGCCTTCATCTCTGGCAAAACCAGTCATCTGCTCAGGAAGCATCTCTACGAACTCATCGTAATCGAAATTCCTGTCAGCCAGCTCTTTTGCCAACAGAGGTCTGATCGGCTGATCGACCGCAACCCTTGAAGTTATGTAGCTTATCTTCGACAGGAAGCTCCTCTCTGAGCTTCGAGCATCTTCTTGGTTGGCGACGACCTCCTTCCTCTTCCAAACATTGTAATAGTCTGAAGGCTTATATTTTCTCCAGACAGCAGCGTCTTCGACTATTTCAGGTCTGGCGAGCATCGAGATGTCATCTACGGTTGTATCTGCTCGCTTCTTCGCAAGGCTATAGGCAACGTGATGGCCGTATTCATGCCTCATAACGAGCTTGTGTGCCGCTGCACTAAGAGCTTTGTCCATTGTTATTCTTAAGCTGCCGGGTGAATACCAAGCACCTTCTGAGCTTTCCGCGACTTCGACGATGCTAGGCAAGGATGGCAACATCGCCAATCGCTGCGGCAACGCATTCAAGAATGCAGGCATTATTCGAGTCCGCTCCAGAGGGGTCATGCGCGAGAATATGCCTTGCACGCTCAACTTCTCTGCAGGCCTCTCATCCACCAATGACTCTTCAGCTGCTCTCTTGAAAGACATTGAACAGCGACAGTTTATAACATTTCCGCCTGATCCGGCAGGGTCTCCAGGATAGCTGAGTTCTTCATGTCCTCCGCCAACCATAGGAATCTTGAACTTCTGCTCGAGAGCCACAGCCTGCTCGATCCTGTGATTGAACTTGCTGGTCGAGCCGCCAGCCTCGCCAAAGTCTCTTGTGCGGTCATCTAGGACATGACCCCAACTCTTTACCAATGGCCTTCCTGATTCTGCAGCCGTGCGCAGCTGCGCGTAGTTCATAGAGCCATGCATCTCTGTTCTGGCAATCAGAGCGGACCTAAACCTAGTAAGCATTGGCTGTCTCTCGCGCATGTCCTTTGCGATCTCTTGACCACTGCTGCCATCCCTTTCGCCACGCCTGATGGACGCCAAGATGTCGGCTCTTGTGCTTTGAGATATTTGAACGATCTTCTTGCCTGCGTGCAAGACCATGTATTCTTCAACGAACCGATCGAAGAGCATGTCTTGCTTGAACTCTAGGTGCTCGTAACAGTCTTTGAAGCTCTCTATGATCGGAGTGCCGAATAGCGGAATTGATATATCATACAGCTCACGCAGCATTGAGCGAACTCGATCTTCTGCGTCTGGCGGCAGTATAGCCTGATTGCGCCTCTCATAGTTGTCTATCGCTGATTCGCTCAGATAGGTCAGCGTCCGCTCAACAATCGGCTGAGCGGATTCTACCGTCTTGTCCATCAGATCTTGATTAATCACCGTATGCCACTTGGTATAGAACGTCTGCTAGATCTTTACCCTCAAGCGATCTGGCCTTAGCCTTCGCCCAAGACTGACCGGCGTCTCCACCCCAAAGAGCCCAAGCAACTCTACCGGCGCTAGGATAACCTTTCTCTCCCGGTCGGAAGCCTTCTGCCCTCTTGTCTACCTCATGCCGAGCGAAGAAGCTGTTCATCCTCTTGACCGTGTCGGCCGACAGGCTTTTGCCGTTGACGATGTCTCTGGCTCGCGCAACGCCTACAGCAGTTCCTCCTCTGTTGTGTTCCTTGCGCCAATCAAGACCTTTCCTGGCCTCTGATCGCATGCCCTGAGAAGGCTTGAAGCTGTCTGCCTTGGTTTCAACCTGACCAGAGACCTCTTTCAGCTCGCCTTCCGGATCGGAGCTGAAGCCCATCATGATCCTGCTTTCTTGCAGCGTCAAAACGCCTTTGTCGTATGCCTCAACAGCCCGATCAAACTTCTTCTTTCTGACTCCCTCGAGAGCAGAGACGCCATCTAGGTTGAGCTTGAACTTCAATCCCTCTTCATAATTTGGAAGAAGCCAAGCCGACAAGCCGCCAACGAACTCTTGCATCGTTGGTATGACGGTGTCGGTGTAGAGCCTCTCTTTAGCCTGCTCTAGGTTGTTGAATGTGCTCGCGTCATTATCTACCAGAGGTAATGGCACACCAAGCGCCGACGAAACATATTTAGACATCTCTTTCATGGTGTTGATAAAGTCCATGTCCATGGGAGTCTTGCTCATCTCGACGAACTCGGCATCGTCGGCTAGCATTGGGATCTCACCGCTGTTTCGCTCCCCAGACATGGAAGACTTGAAGTATTCCCTCATCCTCTGAATCGCCTCTCCGCCCGGATATCCGCCTTTGAACCTTATCAAGCCGGAAGGTCTGGCGCTGTTCTTGAGCAGACTGTAGTTCCACGTGCTGCCGGCATTGTGCGTGTCTACCGAGAGCGCAGCTGCCATCAGAGGCGATTGTCCTCTCCAATAGTTGTCTGGGTTGTAAGTCTTAACGAAAAAGACGCAAGACTCTCCTGTGATCGGGTCAACCTCGAAGTATTGCTCGTGCCTTCCTTTGACGTGGCAATAAGCCTTGGGCAAGCCTCTAGTTCCGGGCTTGACTTCCATGTCAACTGGATTTAGAGGCCACAGCTCAACGTAATTGTCGTCTGGCGCTCCGACGCAGAAGCACTCACCGAACAACATCCTGTTCGTGATCATCTCGCCCAGCCACTGCTCGTAAGACTGCCATGGGTTGGGCTGAGCCAATAGCTCTAGAACAGGATGCTCTTGCAAGACCTCTTCGTCCCTGCAGACCTCTAGAGGTATGTTCTTACAAGCCTCGACGACCTCCCTGATCGCACGATAGACCACGACATTGAGCTGATACCCTTCTCGGATATAGGTTCGTCGGTCTGAATTAGAAGACCAGCTAGCTGAAGAACTGAAGTAGAACGATTGCCCTGCAGGGTGCTCTTTCTTCTCTGGTCTGGTGTCAAAGGGCCACATCACAACACTCCGAATATATTCTCTATTGATCCACCGACCATAGGCTGCACTGCGTAACGCAGAGCGTCGATGTAATGATTATTCGCGTCGACCATCTTCGGCAATATGTCGCCGGACAGACGATCCTGCTTGTAAGAGTAGAGCCTGAACTCTCTGGCAGTCTCAGAGCAGTCAGGGTGTATGATCACCCGGTCCATAGACTTGATGAAAGATACACCATCCTCTACGCTGCCCGGCCACTTCTTGACTGACCTTATGCTTGGTATGCCGTGCCGTTGCAGGTAGCTTATGGACTCTGGCCTAGCACTGTCTGCCCTAACAGTGTGCATCGCTATCGTTGGCATTCGGCTCGTGACGAACGAGGCAGTGTCATCCAGCTCTAGGGCGACCCTGCCAGCCTCTCTCCTGATGTACAGGCGTTCGTCTTTTATGTAGCACTCAACTGCTGCTGTGGGGTCTTGAGCAAAGCCAAAGTCTAGGCCGAAGTATGGCCCGTCCCAATGGGACTGCGGCTCAAACTCTTGCACCTCGAACTTGCTTGAGAACACCTGAGCGTCGCTGTTCTGAAGGTAGTCGCCTTCCCAGATGTGCGCATACGTATTTGCGTCTAGCCTTCCCATCTCCCTAGTTCTTAGCATCTCCAGGCCTTCAGGGAAGAATGGGTTGTCGCTCCAGTTCAACCCAGCTATTAGAGCTGATTCAGGAGGCTTTCGCCTGAACCTCTTGTCAACAGGACTGCTTTCTCTCCTAGGATTCCATATAGCCCAAAGCTCAGACTTTGGTTGCCTGAAGACGGTTGCCTCTAGAGCAAGCCAAGACTCTTCAGGAACGTCTTCTGCCTCTTCGACTATGGTCAGATCGATGCCAGCCAAAGACTTGATTGAGCTAGAGTTGTGCCTCAGACCTCGGAACACAAACTCTGTGCCATTCCTCCCGCGCAAGTAGTCAACGCCTACTTCATAGTGCGCCTCTAGCCAAGGAATGTTGCTGATGACATCCTTGACCTCTCTGTGGAAGCTGTCTTTGATTGAGACCTGAAGCTCCCTAGTGCAAAGGATCCTGAGAGGCTCTGCATAGCCCCACACAGCTGCAATCAGCGCTGCCGTCTGAGACTTGCCTGAGCCACGGCCTCCGTAAGATGCCCTGTACTGAACAGAGCCTCTTGCTGGGCCATACACATCGACCAGCTTTTCGGGTATCTCAACCTTTGCGCTTTGCATCTGCTGCCTGTATTACTATGGTCGTCGGTTGAAGAGTGCCGTCCGAAGATGAGTGATCCATAGACTGTTGAGGCTTGCCGTAACCTCTATCCAGAAGAGCGTTTGCAGCGGTGATCCTAGCCGTGTCGCTAGGAGAGTTCATGCAAACATCTATGAGAGTCTTGAGGGCATCCATCGTGTGAGAGCGAGCGAGCTCAGACAGCTTGATCGCAGATTCACGCGTCTTCGTCGTTGGGGAGCCGGGCTTGCGACCTGCGCCCTTCCTGGCCCCTCCCCTTCCGCTCTTCTTAGGTCCGTCTGGCATTGAATCCTATCTTTGATTTAAGGTTCAGGCAGATTGGATTATCTTGTAAAAAAGAAGTAAAAGAAAGCTCATTGTTTCGTCTGGGTTCCAAGTTCTAAATTATCTCTGGTTTCAGCAACTCTATAGCTTCTTTCTCTTTCTCTCTTATCAACTACAACGAAGAAGAAGAGGTAAATAAGCGTCCCAAGAGTAACCAGAACAAGCGATAATTTAGAACTTGGAACCCAGACGATCCCTTGGTTTTCTTGCCTTCCTCTCTTTTTCTTGCGAAAACGACGATAAATCTTTCCGCATAATCCAGGTTCCAAAGGCTGCAATGTCAGGATGAGAACGGGTCAAAGGTGTCTTTAGCCTCTTCCCACATCGAGAGGCTGTATCTAGACTGGTTTTCTATCTTTATCGTTCCATCTTCTTCTTTCCTAGACTCTTGAACCCACATCGACTGCATACTTCGCCAATCAAATGTGATGATGGTTTTGGTGCCCTTGATCCCGGCCAAGAAGAAGCTTCTGCCGCCAGCATCATTAATCTTCCTAGAGAACATCCTTTGAGCGCTCTGCGCCTTGACGTACAGCTCGCCTTTAGATATTTCTGCCAACTTGAGCTCTATGAATACCGAGCTAGGCCCATTGACAAGCACCAAGTCAGAAGCGCCGACTGTGCCTCCAGACTTGTTTTCTATCCAGACGATTTCGCCCCATGCCTTACGCTTGATCCAAGCTCTGACATCTGCCTCTGTTTTAAATTTCATTCGTTCACCCTCATAATTCCCTCGTCGCCTCTGTTTCCCGGTTTCCAGCGACGAGGGTCGGCCTTGCGACCTCAACCAGATTTCGTGGCGCTGGGGGCGCCTTCTCTGGCTGTTCTTTATTTACATTTCGCTTTCGCTTATCTCGGAAGGCTTGACAATGAATTCACGTATGCAGTTCATTGGTTCTTTCGACCTCTGAGCAGCGTCCCAAGCTTGATCATTCAGCAGTGCATACTGAAGCCTCCCATGAGCCTTGACCCTCTGAGGCCAAGAGTTTATGCCTGAGTCTGTCATCGCCCTTCTTATCTCGTAGTCGCTGTCGAATACCCTTCCTTGAACTGAGTTCCTTACCCAAGCAATGATGTCTTTCATTAGCAGAGCAGCGGCCTCTTTCTTATCCTTCAGCTGCTCTGCCAAAGCAGCGGCCTCCGCCTGAGCCTCAGACCTTGATCCTTCGATGAGCTCTTTCTTGCGCTCAGTCATTGGCGCTCGTTCTGCAGGATTCACATATTCTCCATACTTGTTGGCCCATTGCTTGACGATCGAAAGACCACCGCTCTGAAGCCATCTCCGCAGTGCAACGAACTTCTCTTTCGGCCAAGCGACTTCAGTCACTTCAGGATAAAACCAACGCCTGTCATCATTCTCCATCTTGAGCGCTCGCATTGAGTTTGAGCAAGCCAGCACATGGCACCAGTTGTCTATCACATACTGACGCATATATTTCTGATTCACCGTGACGTCTTGGTCTGTTATGACGCTCTTGAGAGCATTGTAAGCCTTCCACGAAGAGCCAGAGTAGATCTCATTGACGATCGCGAGACGCTTATGAGCTACCCAGTCGTTGAACGCAGACGTTATGTCATTCTCTCCTGGGAACCCGACATTCTGTATACCGACAAGAGGCGCAAGGATGGACGCTCCGAGCGTAGTTTTCCCAATGCCCTGCCTTTCGCTCACCAGCAGAAGGCCATATGCCATGCGCGTCTCGGGCTTTGCTATGATCGTTGCGCACCACTTGAGAACCTCTTTGAGCTCTTTTTCGTTCACGAACATGTATTGCATGAACTCTAAGAACGGCGTGGCGTCGCCTGCGGTCTGCTTGATGTTGGAGGGGACGTGCAGGTTGATTGCATTAGCACCTCTGTAGTCAACCAGAAGGCCAGAGTAGTCTGGTCTGTAGCAGACCTTTGCAGAGCGGCCTTTGTAGCTCTTTGTTATCAGCCTTGACGTGTCGCTGGCGTGGCTAAACGCAGCGACCATTTTGTTCATCACAGCCTCAGAGCGAATGATCTCCGGCATTTCTGTGCAAACGAAAGCGTCAGCCTCTTCCACATACGCCCACATCTGCTTGAAGCTGTCTCTCAGAACCGTTGTCGGACGACCTTTGCCGGTAGAGCTTGGAATGAGGTCTGTTGCCCATGTCGCCGGGTTCATCAGAGACCGCATAGAAGGTCCGACGTAAAAGTCAACGCCGTCTAGCTCTTTGAACATCTCTTTCGGAAATTTATCCGCAAGGTCAAAGCTCGGAGGAAAGCGGTCATTAAACTCAATGGAGAAAGTAGTGACCTTGAGCGCCTTTGAGATGGATGTTATTGAAGAGCGACCGGCCTCATCATTGTCTGAGACGATGTAGGCTCGTTCTACGCCTTGCTTCATCAGAACCTTCCAGTCAGTCCGGTTTGGATTCATCGCGCCACCGATCCAACCGACGTGCGCAGCGCCAGAAAGCTCATCGCCCCAAGGGTGCGCCTTACGAGCCTCTGTTGCGATGCGAGACTTGCCCTGCGTCAGCCATTGGCAATAAGCCGCTGCCTTTGCGCCTTCGTGAATGAAGACAACCTTGTTGTCCTTGAGCTGCTCTAATCCCCACAATGGCAGCTCACCATCAGGCTCGCACATCCTCCACTTCTCGTCGTCCCAATAGGTCCAAGGCACATAATTCTTGGTCACCGCTCCATCGCTTGAAGTATTGTCGATCCTAACCTGAATCATCAATATCTGCTTTCCGTCTGCGGTCCGGAACTCAAATATGTTCTCTGGCTCCGAAGACTTGATCATCGGAGGAGGATTGATGATGCGGTTTATGCGCTTGATCTTTGGGAAGTCGATGCTGTCCCAAACTGACGCTATCAGCGCTTGCTCTGCCTCGGTTGGAGAGTGCTCAAGAGAAGAGCAGCTTATCTCTCCATCTTTGCCAAAGCGAATGACCGCTATATCCTTCCAATAGTTTCCGGCTGTCTCTCGGACAACAGCAGTTTTTATTGACCTAGGCTCTGCCCCAACCCTGTTCAAATAGTCCCTGACTGCCGGTATTTCATCGAGCGAGCTAATCTTCATTTGCTCATATCTCCTAGATATCTGATTTGATCTATTGCGACCATCTTGAAGTCAGAGCTTCCTCTGACCTTGCCCTTGATCGCGTATAGGCACTTGTTTGCTCTTCCACGGTCAACGATCTCTCGTCCAATTCCATCATACTTGAACCGATTAACCTTGCCGAATATCGAGCCTGTGTCGTCTACGAGCTGCAGATTCAGAGAGTTCACCTTCCCGTCGGTGATCTCATAGCCCCTTTTCTGCACGTTGATTGCTTCATTTTCGTCTCGTGGATTGATCTTCCCTAGAGTGCAAAACAGAAGAACAGAATACTGTTCGCTGCGAACCTCGATCGAGCTTATCTCTGTTGGAGGTGTGTAGATGCTCCTCTCGGCAGGATCTGGCATTATGTCGTTGACCTTGTCTCTGATCGGCCATAGGCTATCGATGTTCGTCTTGGGGTCTGCCAAGAGCTTTTGAGCCCTTGACGGCATCGGCTCTCCTCTTGCACGAGCGCCGATGATTTGATTGGCCAATTTTGGCCCTATCCCGACGACATTGTGCAAGGGTCCCACCAAGACCCTCTTGCCACCCTTAGATCCGATTTCCCATCTGTCTGTCGAGATTTCACCTTCAACTGGCAGGTAGTCGTAACCTTCTGCCTTCATCTCCCTCAATATCTGGATCTGTCGCATAGGATCCTTTTCATGGGTGAGCGTCGCCGCAGCAAATTCAAAA